GTGACGCTCTTGGCCCCAGCAATCTGTTTACCGATTTGGTTTTTTACATGCTGACTGATGGCATGGGTGGAGCGGGACAGCTGTTAAAGATCGACAAGGATGATCCGAAGCTGCTTAATCAAGATGACTTTGTAGAGACTTCTCGTTTTCTGCACGCACAGAAGCTGTTCTTCAACGGAGTCGTTGGTGACAGAACCAATCTTCGCCAGTACATCACTGACATAGCGCCTTACTTCCTGTGCAACTTCGTCATCATGGATGGCAAGTTTTCACTCAAGCCTGCTATCCCTCACATGGCGGACAGCGGTCTAATCAACCTTGGCCCGGTGCCGATTGATCAGCTGTTTACTGCTGGCAACATTCTTGAAGACAGTTACAAGCTTGAATATCTGAGAAGCGAGGAACGTAGGCCCTTTAAGGCAGTTATGCGCTACAGGCAAGAAACCAAAAACAAGCTGCCTGAAGAAAAGGTTGTTGAGGTCAAGCTGCCAAACCAAGAAGGTCTTCTGCCTCAAGAGCAGTTTGATCTAACTCAGTTCTGCACGTCGAAGGAGCACGCAATCAAGGTCGCCAAGTATTTCTTGGGTATCCGCAAGCTGGTGTCTCACACCATCAGCTTCTCCACAACTGTGCATGGATTGAACTTGCGTGCAGGCTCTTATATCAAGGTGATAACTGAAGCTACTCCCTACAGCGCAGCCAACACCGGAACAGTTGACAGCAGCGGCGTTGTCACCAGCATCAGTGAATTAGCAGATGGAACGCACGACGTTTCATTTTTTAAGATTGGTTCAGAAGACGTGGAAGAGGGCACTATGCAGGTTTCAGGAGGACTCGTTGCTGACAGCACGTTCCAGGACATCGTTTTTACGATTAAGAACACAACCGTTTCACAGAACGTCTACGTTGTAGAACAGTTGACCTTCTCAGAAGAAGGAACGGTAGACATCGTTGCTTCAGAGCATCCTTGCGATGATGATGGCGTTAGCGAGCTTGCGAAACTGATCGCAGGTGACTCTGTTATTACGGTCGGTTCCTAATGGCTTTTCCTACTCTGCAGCCCACTGGTCGCACATATGACCCTGGCAGCTATCCCGTTAAAACGTTTAAGGCGCAAAACGGTAAAGAGCACCGGATTCTGTATGGCAGTGAAAGGACAGACGTGAAGCTGAGTTTGTCCTACGCCAACGTTGGCGATGCAAACGCCGAGCAGTTTTTAGATCATTATGACGAGGTGCAGGGTACGTTCAGCACGTTTGACTTGCCCGATAATGCCCTTGCTGGCTGGTCATCCAACACTGATGCGTTGAGGCCAGAAACCACAGAGGTTGCAACTGTGACTTACGCGGTCACTGTTGTGGACAGCAGCGGCAACAAATATCGCTTCAACGGTGGCAGCAGCAACGCTGAAACGTTGGAGCTGACAGAGGGCACGGTTTATTTGTTTGATCAGTCTGATTCGTCAAACTCTGGCCACCCGCTGCGTTTTTCGACCACTAGCAACGGCACTCATAACAGTGGAGCGGAATACACAACAGGAGTAACGACGTTTGGAACGCCCGGTTCTGCTGGAGCTTACACGCGAATCAAAGTGGCTACTGACGCTCCAACGCTGTATTACTACTGCTCTGTCCACTCTGGAATGGGTGGTCAGGCAAATACGCCTGCGGCTACTGCAACAGCATCAACTTCTGGCACGCAAGCTAAGTATCGGTATGAAGGTCCACCGCAGATAGCTCAGGTGCGGCCTGGGGTTAGCACTGTTACAGTGAATCTGATTGGCGTGATCTGATGGCAAAGGTCTACACCGGTAGGGATGGCGTTATGCAGCTCGGTGGAACGACCCTTGCCAAGGTCGTTAATTTTCAGCTGTCGTCAAACCTAGAAACGCTTGAAACGACAACGCTGAACGAACATATCCGCAGCTACTCACCGGGCGTTGCTGGCTATAGCGGCAGCGCCACGTTGTTGTATTACAAGGAAGACGACGGCACATTTAATACCACCGACATTCTCAACAAGTTGTATAAGACCGGCACTGACGGTGTTAGCAGCTCGGACACCGTTGAGCTGACCTTCCGTTGGATTGATGGAACGGACAACAACGACATCAAGCTGACTGCTTATATCACCAGCGCTTCGATTGGAGCGGCAACTGGTGACATCGTTCGTGCTGAGATTGCGTTCCAGGGCACCGGAGCACTGTCTACCGTAACGATCTCATGACGGTATATCTTGGAACGCATGGCAAGGTTGAGCTGCAGCGTAAGTTCAACGGTGGCATGCTGTCTTCAATAATCAAGCCTGACGACGTAAACACGACTGCCAAGCGATTTAGCTTTGACTTTGAACACGGGCAGTTATTGACCGGCGATCAAATTGAAATTACAAGCACTGACGATAGTGCCCTTGATTTTATTGACAGCTACACAGATTCAAGCGTAAAAAAGTTTATTTACGTGGACGAGCTAGACGGCATCAGGCTTTATGACTCTTATGCCAATGCAGTTGGCGGTGGCTCGTCAAACGCTACAACGCTTGCTGCACCTGGCAATGACATACCGATTGAAGTAAAAGTTGAGAATGCAAGTTATCGAGTCGTTGCTCAGGTCAACAGTTTTGAGATCAATACTGAAAGAGAAACAGTTGACACGACTACGCTTTCAGACGAGTTTAGGCAGAGAGTCAACACGTTAATTTCTGGATCGGGAAGAATTAGCGCGTTCTGGGAATACACCGGAGACACGACTAATGAACTTCCCAACTACATGATGGAGCTTGCGCTTAGAACGCAGGTTGGCAGTAATTTTGAGGGACGATTTTATTTAAAAGTTAAAGATTACAACCCAAGTGGTGTTACTGCTCGATCAAATGATGAAATTTGGTATCAAGTGAACGGAATCATAACTGCAGCTGCTGTTCAGTTTGCTCCAGATAACACGGTACAAATCACCGCTGACTTCATCACGACTGGCGAAATTCAGCTGCGCATGGACCTTGAGGTTGCTGATAACACTCTTACAGAGGGCGGAGATGAAGTTGTTCTTGATCAAGACGACACTGCTAACCTTGAGTTAGACAGTGACGAGTGACATAGGAGCCCCCGCCAATGGCTGACAAAAAGATTAGTGAGCTTAATGCGCTCACTGGCTCCGCTCTTGCCACCGGGGACTTGGTTGCTGTTGTAGACACCAGCGCCAGCGAAACCAAAAAGCTGACAGTCGGTGATTTAGTTGCCAACGGCGTCACGTTAATCAGTGACGACACGATACCTGGCGCGAAGATTCTGTTTGCTGCAGGTGGCATCGCCACAGCAGACATTGCCGATTCTGCAATCACAACGGCCAAGGTTGCTGATGACGCGATTACAGCTGCAAAGCTTGCCAACGAATCAACCGTTGATCTAGTCACAACGCTGCCTGGCTCTGGAGCGTTTACGGGTCAGCTTGCTGTCGATACTGATGACAACACCCTGTACTGCTGGAACGGATCTGCCTGGCTGAGTCTGAAGGCTGCTGGTTCGATCAACAGCGTTGCTGGCAGCACGGTCGGCATTGTTGACATCACAGTCACCACAACCAGTGGCGCTGCCACGATTGCAGCAGTCATCAACGACACGTCTGCTGCCAACCAGTTTCTTGCTGGCCCGACCAGTGCTGGTGGTACGGCAACTTATAGGACGATTGATGGCAGTGATATTCCGGTTGCGACGAGCAGCGCTAAAGGCGGTGTGATTGTCAACGGTGAAGGACTCCGAATGGACTCCAACACCATTGAGGTCGATAACGACGTTACGGCTAGCTCAACGCACCATATCGTCACCTATAGCGCGAAGGGTCTGATTACAGGTGGCCGTGCCATTACGGCTAGCGATCTACCTGCTGCAACCAGTTCTGCAAAGGGTGCTGTTATCCCTGGAACGGGCTTGTCAGTTGACGCAAGCGGCAATCTGAACCACAGCAATACGGCAACTGCTGGCACCTTCACCAAGTTGACGATTGACGCTCAGGGTCACGTCACGACTGGTGCAACGCTTGCTGCTTCTGATATCCCTGATCTTGCGGCTTCAAAGATTACAAGCGGCACGATCCCGTCAGATCGGATCGCAAGTGATGCAGTCACTGCGGCAAAGCTTTCCGATTCTTCGGTCACCAAGTTCGGTGGTGCTGGTGCTACTGACAACATCGTTACCTTCCCTGATGGTGACTTCAAAGGTCAGTTCTTCTTCGATGAAAAGAACGAAGACCTTTACATCTATACCGGGCAATCGTTCCTGCCGATCACGGTTATTAGCGGCAACCTGATTAACGCTGGAACGTATAACGCCAACACGAACCTGCTGAGCAGTGTCACGACTGCTGGCTCTGCAGCTGGCTTTACGTCTGGAGCGGCACTGCCTGCACCTGCTGGCACCAACCTCAACTATTACGTTGTTGTTGACACTTCAGGTACAGGTTCAGGTAACGCGCCTGCTGTGGCGCTTGCCCCGCCTGACATGTTGATCTCGCTTGGCACGGGATCAACCTTTGAGTTGATTGACGTTTCCAACGCTATCGCTGGTCAGACTGCAGCCAACATTTCAGTCGTTCCTGTCGGTGACATTGCAGCGACCAACGTTCAGTCAGCGTTGCAAGAGCTAGACACCGAAAAAATTGGTGCCGCTAGCCCAACGTTTACTGGGACGGTGTTGCTGGGCCAGAACGCTGTACTGGCGTTTGAGGGCTCTGCAGATGATGCGAGTGAGACCACGATCACAGTTACTAACCCAACTGCTGACCGCACGATTACGTTCCCTGATGTCACGGGCAACGTCGTAACCACTGGCGACACAGGAACGGTTACGAGCACGATGATTGCGAACGCAACGATTGCGGACGCAGACATCAGCACAACTGCTGAGATTGCAGTCAGCAAACTTGCTAACGGCACTGCCCGTCAACTGCTGCAAACCGATGCTGCTGGAACTGGTGTTGAGTTCACCAGCAACGTTGATGTCCCTGGGACGCTGGACGTTACGGGCGTAGCAACGTTCGACAGCACTTCAACCTTTGTGGGTGTTGCGACGTTTAACGCCAACATCGTGATGGAGGGCACGTCTGCTGATGATCATGAGTTGACGCTGACCTGCAACCCAACTGCTGATGTAACGGTCACGCTGCCTGATGCAACGACTACTGTTGCTGGTCTTGCTGTTGCTCAGAGCTTCACGAAAGCACAGCGTGGAACGCCTGTTGCCTTGACCGATGCGGCCACTGTGGCGGTGGATTTGTCACTGGGTAACAACTTCACCGTGACGCTTGCAGGCAACCGAACGTTAGGCGCTCCAACCAACGTGACCGCTGGTCAGTCTGGTGTGATTGTGGTGACGCAGGACGGCACAGGCTCTAGAACGCTTGCATACAACTCGGTCTATAAGTTTGCTGGTGGGACGGCACCGACTCTGACAACAACGGCTAGTGCAGTTGATGTTCTTGCCTACTATGTGGAAAGCTCGAGCCGTATTACGGTCACTTCACTGCTAAACGTCTCATGAGTATTCCTGGCTCTGCAAGTCCGCTGTTTTTTCAAGCGGCTGCTGCTGATGCTGCGGCGTTCCAGATTGACCGCAGCTTGCGGTTTAACGCTGCAGATTCGGCATATTTATCAAGAGCACAAAGCTCTGGTAATACTAAAACTTTTACCTACTCTTTTTGGATGAAAAAGGTAGGTGCTCAGGGTGAGTGGCCGCATATTATTGGAGCTGACCAAGATTCTAATAATCGCGCTCATATAAGATGGAACTTAGACAAACTTCAGTGTTACTTCGTTACGGCCGGCTCTGCTAAGCTTAACCTTCAACCTTCGAGAGTTTTCAGGGATTATGGTGCATGGTTTCATGTCGTTTTAGCAGTTGACTCAACACAAACTACGACATCAAATAGGGCAAAACTATACATAAATGGTGAGTTGCAAAGCGCATTTGATTACAGCACTTACCCTTCACAAAATGATGTTTTTTCTATAAATAATTCAAGTGCCACGGCTGTTATTGGAAGAAGAAATTATGATAGCAGCAATTACATTAACGGCTACCTAGCCGACGTTCACTTTGTTGACGGTCAAGCACTTGCTGCGACTGACTTCGGTGAATACGACGACAACGGTGTTTGGCAGCCGAAAGAGTTCACCGGCTCTTATGACCAGAGTGCTGGCGGGAGAACAATCGCCAACTCAAATGGTGCGGTTCCGCTTTTAAACACTTCCGACGCTGACGGTCAAACAGTTAGTTCAGGGGTTCGCAGCGATTCAAATTCTTCAAGCATTGTTCTTGCTCTCCCGTTGAATGGTTCAAATGGCGGTACAACAATTACTGACTATCATCACACTATTAAAGGAAGCGGCAGCGCAAAGGCAATAACTCTGTTTTCCGGTTCAAGCAGTGGCGGTGCAGTTACGTCTACCGCAATATCAAGGTATTACGGCAGCAGTTTCTACGCTGTTCGCGGTGGAGTAAACGCTAACCAAAGCGATTACATTACGCGGACTGGTGACAGTGATCTCAACCTAGGCACAGGTGATTTTTGCGTTGAGTTTTGGTTTCATCCGACAAGTTTAGATACGAACTTTGTCATGTTTGACAATCGTCACCCTACGGATGGATGGCCTAATTCGTCAGATGGTTTCGCAATTATTGGTAACGGTTCCGGCGATATATTTTTGTACCATGGCGGCAACCAAAGGATCAATCACTCTGCCAAGCTTACCGTCAACACTTGGCACCATATTGCAGTAACTAGAGATTCTGGTACGGAGCGTTTGTTCGTTGATGGGGACTTTTTCTCGTCAACTTATTCTTCATCGAACAACTACAACGAAAGCAGATTTCTTCTTGGCAGTAGCGCGCCAAACGGAGAAGGCAGCACAGGGTATTTCCAAGATTTGCGCATTTATGTTGGCGCTGCAAAATATACCAGCAACTTCAATGTGCCGGTACTTGGTGTTGGCGGCGTAAATTCTTTTTATCTCAAATTTGACGACAACAGCAGCAACGCTGCGCTTGGAACGGACAGTAGCGGGCTAAGCAATACTTACACGGTTAATAACATTGCAGCCCAAGGGTCAACTTATGCTTCTGCTGGAACCCATCAAGGCAAAGTTGGTATTTCTTTCAACGGTACTAATGCAGAAATCAATCTTTCTGCTGATACTGATTTAAACCCAGGTAGCGGTGTTTTTACTCTTGAATGCTATGCCTACAGCAACAACAATTCAAGTGAACTTGGTATTTACGACGGCTCGCCTGGCGGCGTCGGGTCTTTTGTCCTTCGGCGTGTTGGTGCGGGCACGCTTATGGTTGAACGACACAACGCAGCATTTGATATTACTGGTGCTCAATTTTCGCAAAATACTTGGCATCATGTTGCTGTTACAAGAGACAGCAGTAACAACGTAAGACTGTTTGTTGACGGCACTCAATCTGGCAGCACCTCAACGAACAACACTCACAACTATCAAGGAACCTTCCGTCTTGGACGGACAAATAATGCTTTTACGCAGGGTTATATTTCCAACCTGCGTTTAATCAAGGGGACTTGTCTTTATACAAGCAACTTTACCGCTCCGACTGGAAACCTGAGCAATGTAACTAATACTAAGTTGCTAATGGCCCAGTCAACAACTAGCTCTGTTGCTGCGACCGTTAAACCGTCTGGCGTTACCATTTCAGGATCAGGAGATGGCACAGTTATTGACAGCCTGATCGACACGCCGACGAACGGCACGCAGTCAGACACTGGTGCGGGCGGAGAAGTCAGCGGGAACTACGCGACACTCAACGCATTAGACAACAATGGCACCGGAACGTTTTCAAACGGCAATCTTGAGGCATTGGGTGTATGGGCTAACGGCTCCTTCAACATTCGCGCAACTATTGCCCCTACGTCAGGCAAATGGTATTGGGAGTACACCATGATCCAAGAGTTCGGAATATATGGCGGAATTGTTCTTACCAGTTTTAACATAAACACAACAGGTGCAATTAATGGAAACGGCGGTGTCTGCATGGGTGGAGGCTCTCTCTACAATGGCGGTTCCGTTGTATCTTCATCGCCCACTCAAGCGGCTACAGGCGATGTAATGGGTTTTGCTTGGGATGTAGACAACAGTTCGCTGGAATTTTTTCTAAATAATGTCAGTCAAGGGACTGTAAGTTCTATTGCAGATGGTCATTACGCTCCAGCTGTTACCGTCACTCCTCATCCGAGCGTCCCTGGAAACATCGCTGCAAACTTCGGCCAACGTGCCTTTGCGTATAGCGCCCCAAGTGGTTACAAGGCGCTAAATACTGCGTCCATGAGCGCAGCGACGATTGCCGATGGTTCGGATTACTTTGACGCAAAGATTTTTACCGGAAACGGCAGTACGCAGACAGTTTCAGGTCTCAATATGAGCCCAGATCTCGTATGGCTGAAATCACGCACTGCTGCGGATAATCATAGTATTTTTGACTCGGTACGCGGTGCTCCAAAAGGATTTCATACGAACCTTACTAACGCTGAATTTAATGACTCTTCCACGCTGACAGGCTTCACTAGCGACGGATGGACAATGGCTGGTCATGCTGTCACAAACGCTAATAACCAGAACTACGTTGGCTGGGCCTGGAACGCCGGATCATCAACAGTCAGCAACACTGACGGCAGCATCACTTCTAATGTCAGAGCAAATCAATCTGCTGGATTCAGCATTGTTACTTTTACAAATCCAAGTTCAGGAGCATTCACGGTTGGGCATGGATTAAATGCTCAA